GTAAATGATAATTCTGCAAAATCAACAATTGCTACTCCAGTGTCTAAGGAAGTAGATTGTCCAGTTAATACTCCTCCGCCTGAAGCGTATTGACCTGTATTTGCTACTTCACTTCCTGTAGTAAAAGAAGTTGTTGCTGCTGATAAGTTTGCTGCACTTGTATAAAGTGCTAATTTAAATACATCACCTCCTGATTCAAGATCATGTATACCTTCTAAGATTTCTTTCTTAAAAGAATTTGCTACTGCTTGTGCTATTGCCATAATTTTTCTCCTTATAATATTGTATTCGGTGATGGAGATGCAATTTTTTGTCTTGGTACTCCATCATCGTATTCAGCTCTTCTACGTCTACCCATTTGTTGTATCGCAAAAGTCTGTAAGCCTTCATTATACCTCTCTTTATAGAGTTTGTACATATCCATAGGGCCTTTAAGATAGCCAAAAGCCTCCACCAAAACACCATGTAAAAGCATAGCCTCTTGGTATTGTGCTAAGAATGTATTATTGGTGCTAGTAAAATGTGGTGGAGTAATAATATAATTTAATTGTACTGCGTATGCCTGATCAGGTATCGGTGCAACAACAATATTATTCTCATCCCAATTTGCATAAAATCTAGGTTGGCCAGTAGCACCAGAGCCATTAAACTCTGATATAAAACTTGTATCTCTTTTTTCCATATATGTTCTTGCTGATGTAAGATCAGATGAAGCAAAAACTTGTAATGATCTAATCACTAAAAAATCAGATGGCATCACTAAAAATCTTTTATTAGTGTTAAAATTAGATGTTGAATATTTTCTGGTATCATCATAATCCACTTTACCTGCAATATCTAATTCAGTGTTTCTAATAAATTGGTCAAGCAAAGTATCAGACAATACGTTACTATCTACTTCAGCGTAGCTTCTAATTTGTGTTAAAAAATCTGAATAAGTTATGGCCATTATGTTGTTATTGTTACACTCCCTAATGAAATATTTAATTGTCTTTCTCTGTTTTGCACTGATGGGTTTTGTGGCACCATTGAAGCAACAGTTGTTGTAATACCATTACCAGTAAATAAAGATCTATCAACTTGAAAATCAAAATTACCTGGTAATGAAACATTGACCACTGTAACTGCAGCTCCACCTGAATCCACAATAGTATTATCGTTAGGCGCAAAAGTTGGATTTAAAGTTTTCATTGTTTGTGGTTGTTGAAATCTTTGTGGTCTTGTATTTTGCAATGCAATAGCATCTGCAGTTGTATATCGTCTTTGTATTTGTGGATGTTTTGGTTCAAATTCTGAAATATGCACTAATGACCCGTTCCATTCTTTAACCATTTCATTATATGGAAAAG